CTTTTATACCTTTATCAGCATAGGCGGCTAAAACAGCAACGCCTTCTTCCATGCTTTTATTAACATTAATCAATGCGGCAGCCGCTTTATTTGTTAGGGATTCAGCAAATTGTTTAACCGAAGCGTTTGCTAAGGTATTAGCACCCACCAACACATCGGAGACTCTAATAAGATTTCTCTCATTTTCTGCCACATCTTTTGAAGATAATCCTAGGGCTGTCTGAGCATCTGTTAAAAGGTCTGTTGCTGTTGCCAAATCGAAACTACCAGCTTGGGCGAATTTGGCAACCGTGGGTAATGCGCCGATTGATTGAGCGGCATCCATCCCCGCAGAAGCAAGAAAGAAATATGCCTGAGCCAATTCTTTATCTCCCATAATAGCGAGGGATTCCGTCATAGCTTTGTCAAAATTGGCAAACGCTTTTATTGCACCCACGCCGAAGCCAACCATAATGCCACCAGCAATGGTTAGATTTCTTCCCAATGTTTTGATTTGCTGGCTATTTTTCAGGACGAACCCAGAAAAGCTTTTTTGATCAGCTTTAACTTTTTTTATGGCCGCATCCCATTGATCTTTTTGAAGGTTTAGCTTTGCAACTATTGCTCCAACTTCCCATGCCATTTTGTCCTCCTTATCCTCTCCTTTTAATCTTTAAAGCTTCCCAATTTGCTTCAATCTCCTCACTCTTCCTGTCAATTCCCTCGAGTGCATAATACTCATTTAGCATTTCGTTATAGACTTGTGATGCCTCTTCTCCTCCGCTAAATGCTATATTAACCATCTGCAATATGGACAAATCCCTCAATATCTGCTTTCTCCTTGCCTCAATAATCCACCGCAGTTCATCCCTTATATCCAGGTTATAGAGCTCCCTATCCGGAAACTGGCCTGGAAACTCTCTCGCTATGAGGATTACGCCTTGTTTCCAGGCCTCTTCCGGTTTTTTGGGATCGTCCTCTTAACCCGCTGGCCTTTTTCGTTCCAGATTTTACCGAATGTGTCAGAGATTAATCTGAGTCGTTCTCTCTCAATTTCCTGAAACTTCTTTTTGACAAAGAAATAAATATCTTCAACCTCACGTTTATCAAGTTTATCGAGAATTTTCTGGTCAACATCAAATAATAATCGAACTATCTTGTAGAGTGGTTCATCATTATCTGGACTAATCTTTTTATCGAGCTCATTAATCTCTGCTAATATAGTTCTGGTTGTTTTCTTGCTCTGATAGACTTCTCCATCAATCTCAATTTCAATCGGATCATAAAGGCTTTTTCTTGTACTAATTACAAATCGGTCTTCATTCATGGCCCCTCCTCAATTATGAAGCGGGTCCATATCTCCACATTTCACCAACTTGCCCGCTTGTGTCATCAGGAAAGCCCTTGAAGATCACTTTGTTTGTTCTCTGTCCAGAATTGTCATAAGCCTGTTCCATTGTAATACGTGGGAAAGCCCTGTGGATATGCAGCCATTCTGTATTAGTGGTAGAAACAACTCCATTCACAATAGGCTTGACAATAACTTCTTTAGCATCGGCAAGTACTGCTGCTCCAACTGGATTACTTACTTTCAGGTAGTTAGCTCCAGCCGAAGCATGGGCAAAACATTTTTCAAGATTAGCAATTTCTTCCTGAGTCAAAGGAACTTCTAACTCGGGGTTGGTTGCTCCGATTGTCACCTCATCCACATCTGTCTCTCCTGCCTGATCCCGTTTGACCGAAGCCCTCAATTCTTCATAACGGAAAAATACTCCACCAAAAGTCTTAGAGAATTCGACATTGTCACCGTCTGGGTCCCAGACTACTACACATGGACCTAAATCACGATTTGGTGCACTCATTTATACCTCCTAAAATATATGCCTATTTTATTGGGATAGAAAAGATTTATCCCATTAAGCATCTTTAATTTCCTATTCATAGTTTTCTTACCTTAAAAATGTAATTCGCACTAAATTCATATCTTCCTTTTTCATCTTGGCCGATATAAACAGGATCGCTACTTGGCTCTATTACCATAGCCACATATTCATCACCAATAATATTTGGTAGCGTCCAGCCCGCTGATCCTTTTGGATAATTCCTATAGATTGCATCATATATAGCCCAGGCTCTTGTTCTGGCTGTAAAATAAGTAATTCCCCTTGATATTACTTGTATAGCCTTATCTACTCGGTCAGGTAAGTCCGGATAAATACTTCCACCCGCCGTCTCCAGAACCACATCGCAGTTATCAGGAGCATCCTGCGGCCTGTGACCGACAAAAAGATCCGTACCAATTGTAAGACCAACCTTTGTAGCAATGAAGGATGAAACCTCTTTTATCATTTTTTTGCCTCTTTAATCGTATCAGCAACGATACCCATATATTTATCCTTCAGTCGAATCATTTTAGTTTCCACATATTTTGGCCCAGGAGCTCTTGCCCCTTTTGTAGTTGTATAATGAAACGTCCCAGGGGGTACTTCATGGTGGCGGTGTGCATATTTGATATTAAAACCGCCGATTATTGATATTTCTTGATTTGTTCTTTTTGTTTCATGCGGATTCTCAGCGCTGCCCGTTCTTGATCCCCATAAATCTCCCATATCTTTTGGTGCTTGAGGGGGGAGGTCAATTGAATCCTTCAAAAGTGCATTCATGGCGTTGAACAATCCTTTTTCTGCGGCACTGGGAATAGTCTGCTCCGTTATTTTCTTGATGCCTCTCTCAAACTCTTTTGTGTCCAGAAAAAAGCCACCTTTACTCATGCCAAATGCACCTTCTGACCAACGATTGAAAAATCCTTAATTTGTCTCACATCAAGAATCGCATATTGAGTCCCATTTATTTTTATGAAATCTTGATGAGTTAATGATTCATCATAGATAATTGTTACCGTTCCCCTCGAAACCACTTGCTCTCCCGCAATATTTCTAATAAGATGTGTTTCCCAATCTACATATCCTTTGACTTTAATTTCAATTGGTGTCAATGGTTCTCCCCATGAATCCTCGCCTTGATGGCGAACAATTATAATACTATCGACACAATATGCCCTAAGCATGTGCCCCCTCCCACTCTTGCCACATTCGCTTTTCTTCACCAGCGTATTTCTCTCTCCACCTTAAAGCCACTTCTGATGTGGGTGAAATACTATGCTCACAGCGGGGGTGCATCCAACTATCATCAAACAATGGATAATATGGATGCTTACCAGACAAAGAATAAACCTGTCCTTCGTGAGGCAAACAAATTTCACATTTTGTACCATGACTCGAAACTTCTACTAAATCATTCTCATATTGATTACAAATATTCTTGACTGCTTCAGTTTGGACATGTCTCAGCCTTGTTCTGGCTACTAATTGAGAATATTTCCGCATGTTATAATTACGACCATTAATATTGATATATTTAGCATCGCCAAATTTCTGATTAAAATGTTCCCTTATGGCTTTATAAGCATACTGCCTGGTTTCGCCTTCCATCATCGCTTCATCCAGAAGGCCAGCAATAATTTCCTCATCTCTCAGATCGAAGGCCTGAAACTGTAAAAGCCCTTGATTCGCCTGCCTGGCTAAGTAAAGAAAAGTGGCTATATTCGTCTTAATGCTCATATTTGCCTTTATAAGGTCATTCATGGTTGCGTTCTCATAATCGCCAATTGTCCGACTGTGCGTCTTTTCTGGGTATTCAACGTTTTTCTTAGCACCTAAAATTTCAAGTTTTACCTTAGATATATCATGAGCCTTCTTATAAGCCATAGGGATAGATTCCTTCGTCCATCTTATCGCCGCCCGATTAAGCCTGCTTATTATACGGTCAATGTTTTTTTGAAGCCTCATCGCTCTCATCTCTTGATAATCTCCAATATCGAAGGAGAAAAGCTCTTTTGTAATCTCTTTCTCTGCTTGTCGATATATCCTTTCAAGCTCATTTGTCTTTTCCCTTAGCGGTATAAGTCCTTGTCGTCTTGCCATTCACAAATCCACCACATCCTCATCAGCCTTCTCATCCTCATCCCTGTCTATATTCACAACCCCAAATGCTTTGGCTGTCTTGAAATCATTTAGAAGTGTATCCACAAATGGTGGTACTGGCAGGCTCATTAAATCATCTTTGCTGTATTTTTCCTTGACTATGCCCGCATCGGTTACACCCTGAGCCTCTAATCCTTTCCTTCTGTCTTCATCGGCTAAGTGCTGTGCCAGATAATAGGCCATTTCGCCGTTAACCTTTTTGAGGATGATTAATTGGCTGGCCGTAGCATTTGCATAAGTCGGTACATTATATCTTGGGTCGTAATAGATGCGGTTATAGGCGTTCTTTACGGCCTTAGTTTTGGTGGCATCACCTGATAGGGCATCCCAGGCATCAGTTACCAATCGTTCGTTTGTAAAATAGGATTTAGCATCATCTAAGTCGTTAAACCATCCAAGTGACATTTCTCACCTCATTTATATGTGTATTTTTTTCTTAACGACCATTTAAAACGAAACATGTAATTTCCTTCGGCATATAGTCGGGAAATCACATTACCATCAGCATTATAAATATATTTATATATTTGCCAACCCTCATCTGTTTCTGATGTATTAGGATTAGCCCTTCCAATATAAATAGGATTTTTTGTCCCTTCATAGTCACATTTGATAATGACTGCGTCATTTACCATTTAATCCCTCATAAATATCTTTTCTGTTCTCCTGAGATACTCATCATTTAGCCTCATTATTTTCGCTCTGATTTCATGATCAAAATCCTCCCATGATGTTCTCAACCTTTCAGGGGCTGCGTTTACCTTCGTAGTCAACATCTTCTCGTCAACCTCAACATTATCAACTCCAAAATATTCAAAAATATTCCGCAAATATCCTAAATCTGTTGTCATTCGCCTGAATGAGATGACATGATAATTTCCTGATTCTACCAGATTCAGAAGATGAGGAATGGCTTTTTGAATGTCTCTGAAATCCTGATTCCATTTTTTCTTGAGAATACTAGCCCATCTTTCCTGGCTATGCCAGGAGGTAATGGATAGCCAGAGATCTATGGGGTTTCTTAGAATAATTCCTTTCTTTTCGCATTCTATCTTATCTATTATAAATCTCAGATAACTATTAACTTCACCGTAAAAATCCCGATTAAATCGTTTCTGTATTTCTGGGACTGGCCGTGTAAGATCATGCCATTTTTCTGCCTCATGAATTACCGTCCATTTCTTAGACTTATTCATGTTTTCAGCAAGGAATTTTGTCCCCGATCGTCCCATAGCAGTTATAGCAAAATTTCTCATCTATAGTTCCTCAAATAATATTTATTGTAAAACGCCTCTCTTATCTGCCTCGCTTTTTTATTGAAGAAAAGACATTCTTCATCATTGCTCTCTGGCAATTTCTCATAATTCTTTGTGGAAATAACCCATTTCCTGATATGTGGGAAAGCTTTCATTTGCCAAAACAAATCTTCAATCGGACTTTTACATCCTCTAAGATCAAAGGCTAAATTGTCTCTCGGTGTAAATGTACAAATCCCGACAAAATCGACCTCGGTTATTTCTTTTATCTCCTTTCCCTCAAGAGCTTTTGTATTTCTATAATAACTTTCGCCATTGAATTTTCTGCCATGTATCCCCAGGATTCCACCTTTATCCCTATTTCTGAGAAAATCATTTATAAGTCCTGGCTTGGGTAAAAGATCATCATCAGTCTTTATTACATAATCGCCTCTAGTCAACAGGGCTACAGCATGACGGATTTTATTTCCAGGATCAGGATAACAATATACATAATTGATATCAGAATAACGCATACCCTCTTTTGAGCAATCGCATAGCCAGACATTAGAAGTTTCATTTAACCAGGCAGAGATAATTTTTCCCAAATTAGCCTTTCGCCTGTAAGTTACAATCACAACCGACACTTTAGGCATGATCACGTTCCCCCTTTCCTCTTCCCGGTCCCTTCTGTGTCCTTGCCACTACTCGATCCCACCAGAAATGGTTTTTCGTATTCTTATAACATGAAGAAATAAAACTAAAATCACCACCAAGTCCAGCCAGCGTAGGCCTGCCAAATTCATAGATATTTGCCATCCAGACATCACGCCGAACCGCAAGACAAAACGAAGCTATCATAGCAAATTTAGGAGCTGCTTTCCAGACCTCCGGTCTTGGGAATACGCCAACACCATTTATTATTCCCTTGAAAAATATAATCTCTGGTTTTTTTCTATTAATCTTCTTCCTGAATGTCTCAACAAATTCTGAATCAATAAGTATATCATCATCATCAAGAATCATTGCATATTCAGCATCTATATCTTTTATTTTTGTTAATGAGCGATTAGCAGAGGCCACGCCATAGCCTTCAGAAGTCTTGTCATCCCGATGAAGAATATGGATATAATCATTGCTTGTTTGCATCTTGATAGATTCTATACACTTTTTAAGCATATTCGGCCGCTTAGGATGGACACGGGTAATAAAAGCGATAGTTTTCATTTATAGACCCATCCTTGTTCTATTTCATTAAGATTTTTCTTTTTACGTACAATGCGAGTACCACGAGTATCATGTCTTATATATTCCTTCGGTTTCCCTTTCCAACCATAGCCCTGACTAGCCGAATGGCCGAGGCCAGGAAATTCCTTTAATATCTTATTTGATAATCCCCGTTTATAAATGTCTCGCATTGTCAAATAACAGGGTGCACCATGATGAACATAGGGGTGAAATTTCCTATAATTCTCGATATTTATTAATTGAAAATAAGGATGTAAATATAGCATCCATTCCTGTCCTTTATGTTCAGGCTTAACTCCATAATCATAACCATCCATCCCAACTTTTTGTATGAAGCCGACCCCGAATGTGTCCTCTTCCATCATCTCCAACATGGCCTGAACAGGGGATTTCAGCATCTCTATATCGGAATCAAAAATAAGAGCATACTTTGTTTTAGCATTATTTATCCCCATTACCATACCCTTACCATGACCGATATTATATCCGAGAGAAATAACAGTGGTCAGATTAGACGATAGGCTTTTAATATAAGAAGCACACGGGTCTTTTGGATCAGACCCATCGATAATAATAATAGGCATATAAGGATGAAATTTACGGACTGAATTGTAAGCCCGCTCTATTAAATCCTTTGTGTTATAACAGACAGTTATTCCGGTTATATCAGGAAAATATAGTTGATAATTATTATCTGTCAACTTCTTATTAAGTACATCCATATAAATATTATAATCCTTAGGTATCCACTTCTTGAGGACTGCCCTGTCTTTATCTTGAGGATATTTTTTATAAAATGTCGGATCATGACCTCTGCCTATTCCAGTCCTTCCGGGAAGCCCCTTCATACCGACATAGAGGGGATTTCTATCATCATCTAAAAAAATAAATCCTCGTCCTTTTTTACTAATCTTTTTCCATAAATCAAAATCTAGATAAACATTATTTCTGTCTAAAAGAGCTTTAAATTCTGGTAGAAAGGAACTCCTGAAACCCGTCTCTGCAAGAGAGGCATGAGTGGTATTCCCAATCTTAAAATAACCGCCCGAAGGCAGGTGATAATACTTGCTCTTTCCAATACCTACAACCTCATATCGATCAAGTCCAAGTGCCATCTTCGCTATATATTCAGGTGCATAATACTCATCATCTTCTATAATCATAATCTTATCGCCATTTATAAGCGGCATCGCTTTCTTAAGATTAAGGATGAGTGTATGTTTGGGGTCGCTAGGTTGCGGTTCTCTTCTCACATATTGCATCAGCATAGATGGTTTCATGGGCTTTTTGCCATCATCTACAACAATCCATTGGTCTGGCTGCCTCGTCTGATGCCTCATCCACTGCTGACATAGGGCAAATGCTAATGGTCTATCTCCTGTCGGTGTTATCGCCGTTATTGTCTCCCGCCTGATATCCTCAAACTTGCCGAATTCAAAGCACCTTAAGGTGCTATTTGGATTGAGGTTTATGACTTTGATTCCTTTTTGTTTCAATTCGGGTGCAATCTTCTCAAAATATATTTTGAATTTCTTATAAACGGATTCAGGTTGCTTATCAGGATATTCGGTATGCCAATGTCCCCCTCTCATGTCAAAACCCAACAAATAAATAGGATTAGCACCTAGACACACAGCTAAGTTCAAAGCCGCATAGCCAGAATTGCAGCCACTGGCCAACCCATCTTTTAAGGACCACGAGAATCCATCAGTACCGATACAATTCAAGAGAAAAATATCTTTCAGATATGAATATTTTGCTGAATCAACCCAGACTTTATAGCCTTTGAAATTATCGAACTTCTCTTTTGCTTTTTGGCCCAGTTTGCCTCTAACTATCCATTTATAAAATTCATAATCCATTGCAAACATAATTGAACAATCGACTTTCTCATAAGCCCTATTCACCCCAATAATAAGTTCACCATTAAGCTTTGAGAAATCGAATCCTTTGAGACTCTCGCCGCCACCGATAATGAAACATCGATGGCCTTTCCATGCCCCATCTTCAAGTACTTCTGAAAAATGTCTATTTACTTCTTGAGTATAAGGAAAATAACCAGGTATGGCCCCGAATTTCTTCTTTCTTAGTTCGGCCCAAATCCTGCGATATTCATCTTGCTTGCTCTTTTTTTCAACTATTCTATTTACTGCCGTATCACGTGTAGTTATCATCTGTGTTATAATTTTTCGTGTCTTTTGCACATTTTCTCTTTGTTGCTGCTCTTTTTGTTCTAAAATATGTTTAATATTTCGATTTCTGGTAGTTATCACCTGTTCCACTTAATACCTCCAATTGTTCGCCGGTCTATATCATTAGGTTCAAGTTTAACCTCGTAAATTTCTATACATTCCGTGTCACGAATCGCCCTGAATTTGTGATATACATCAGGAGGAACAAAGGAGCTTTCCCCATCACCTATAATCGTTTTATCCACGCCCTTTTCCCTCCAGATAGATATCTCAAGCTGCCCGTTGATAATATAGAACAAATTCGATTTTTTTGAATGTTTGTGTTCTGAACAATAACCTCCTTTCCTGATCCAGAGATAATGGATAGAGACTCTACCATCGTTAAAAATCTCTTCCGTCTCTCCCCAAACTTTACCTTGTTTATTCATCTTTTCCTTTTAGATAGAAGAGAGGCCGCCCGCTTGTCTGACGGCCTCTTTTATCCTCAACATCAACATCAATTATGCTGTATCGCAGCGTTCCAATTGATCTGTATCTGCAATCGCTCCACCGAAAGCCATCCAACCTGCTACCGTATCGGTATAAGAAAGAATGTCAAAATCAGCAAAGGTAGTCAGATCCATTCTATAACCAGCAACAAGACGCTTTTTGGGGAAAATCACCCAGTAATGATCTGTATCAGTCAGCATGGTAGTGAAAATAGGCCTGAAGTTGTAATCTATGACTGAGGGAGACCCACCCACATTGTCATAAGTGTAATTCAGAGCTTGTTTGATTCTTGCTCTCAGTTGAATGGGAGCAAGAATGACAAAGGATATATTCTGCGGTGAAACCCCATAGCCCTTAGTCTGGTTAGCCAAAAGAATAGTCTGAGCAGCAAGATTCAGAGTGGCCGCATCTCTACCAGCAAGATAACCCCTGTTTCCAGCAGCAATACCATCAGGATGAGCCTGCCAGGCAATATCAGCCTTCGTTCCAGCAACCGCCTCAATCAGAGCATAGAAAGTGGCTGCCCGGATTCGGTAAGCCTCATTCCTAAACTCAATTGCATTCTCTTCAAGAGTCCAGTATTCCTGATTCTCAAAAAGGCTGCGATGCCAACCTAAAGCCCCGCCATAATAGTCAAAGAACACATATTCACGTGTTCCTGACATCTGATAAACATCGAGCTTTTCACCGGTCAGCATTTTCCTGAAGGTTAACCCACTCTGCACATTGTCAATGGCAAAACCATCACGCCTTGAGCCGGTATAATCTCGGATATTGAAGATTTCCTCAAATCCGTTATCATATACAGCCAGTTCGTGATATTTATCAATGACTTCTTTAGCAGTGGCAGGAAAATCGTTCAGGGTAGCGAAATACTGGAGTTTGTTCTTTTCGATTTCCTTTTTCTTCTCTAGAAACTTCTTATTTTCAGCGAATTTCCCAGGAGTGAATTTGTCAGGTAAAGCGAAAAAGAACTGGAGTGCCTCCATAAGCTGTCGCTGGTGGTTGGGATCTTTCTTTTGCGGATCAAAAAGCTTTTCTGGATCAACCCTTGTCCAATCTTTGATTATTTTTCCTCTCATTATCTACCTCCTTATAAAGGCTCAGTTAATGAAGCCTTATCGCCCTTCAAGTCAATCATTACCAGCTCATCACTTTCACCAGCAGCCCTTACAGCTATTCCAATCCAATAGTAACCAGTCTGATAGTTGGGGGTTACAGATGCACCCTGTGTGCCAGACCAATAGACCTTGTCACCAGGAGAGAAGCTCTCACCAGTTCCGGTTAGCTTGTAGACGTTGATCTTCTCGGCATGATAAATGAGAACACCTTCATCGCCCGATTCGATTTCTTTGTCCAGCTTTTCGCCTTGACTTCCGTACTGGATATCAAGAGTCAATACACCAATAGCGTCCTGAATCTTATAGAGCTTACCCTCTTCATAAGCGACACCAGATTCAGCATGAGTGAATTTAAAACTGCGCCAATCTCCTGAAGGAGTGGCTGTTCTTAGAAATTGTGCCATTTCAGCCTCGGTTGTTATAGATTTTTTTTTCGCCCGGATAATCAACCACACTATCCGTCGCCATTTTTTACGCAGCTTATACTTTTCAGTCAGGTATAAGCTCGTTCTCTTCGCCCGATCCTCCGCCTCCTGGCTCACCGCCACCTTTCTTCTCTTCTTTCTTCCCCTCTTTTATGCCAAATATTTCTGCTGTCGCTTTGTACTCTTCGAGCATAGAATCCATGAAGGTATCAACCTCTTTTTCAAGCTCATCGGGTTTTTCCGGGTTGAATGAATTCCGCTTTTTTTCAATAAACTTAATCTGCTTTTCGTCTAACTTGCGCTCTTTGGCTTTTTTGCTGAAAAGGTCAGCGGCCTTGACTTTCGCAGATTCAACGCTTACCTTTTTTATCATCTCATCTTTTTCATTCAGCTTTTCTTTGAGCTTTTCGTTTAGTTCTTCTGCCTTTTTTCTTCTGGCATATTCAGTGGTGGTTTCTTCTTGGACTGTGGCCTTAATTGCACCCTTGACAATAGGATCGTCGATCAAAGCATCTCGTCCGAATATCTCACTCGGACTAATGCCCTCCTCACTCACAAATTTTTTAATCTCTCCAAGAGTAAGCACTTTTCCACCTCCGTCATTAAATTGGGAGTGGCCATTCGCAAAAGCCTGTATTTGGGAAAGCAGTGTAGCGCCTGCAAACCCAGGCTTTTCGACCGCAGAGCTGCCTAAAGCAACTCCAGTTACACCCGCCACATCAACAGCTTCAATGCTGTCTCTGGTTGGGTCTATGTCAATATCTGCCTCTATTGACGCTACATCAAGAGGCAGGCTTCTATATTCTGGATAAATATAAGTGACAGCTATCGCACTTAATCTGTCTTTAATTTTCTTTACAGCCTTACCAACTATCTCACCTATCGGAATTCTCCCTTCATGTTCATTAGTGAAACCATGACCGTGAAAAACTTTTGTTCCAAACTGGAGCTTCTCCACCAATTTATTAATAGCAGAGGAAAACCAGTTTTTTATCACTGTTCCAGCCCCAACTTTTTTCCCCGTTGCTTCACCTTCATGGCCAACCACATAGGCTCTGAATACAGGAGTTGGGTCTTTCTCTTTAATTTCTCTATATATCTCCGATGGCACAATATTCAGAATTTCAGAAGCCGCCATCTGCTGGAGTTGGGCTAAGAATTTCATTTTTTCTTATTCCTCCTTGCCCTTGCAGTCCGTAATTTCTTTTCAGCCCTCTTCTTCTGTTCCGCAACTTCAGCTCGCTTTAGCCGTTCAGATACATCGGTGGGGTCACCTATCATCTCTGTTGTTATTACTTTATCTGGTTTCCTATATGGGTCGGGAGCTTTAACATTTTTAGGATTTACATCCACTTCAACATAAAACTCTTTATTTTTTACTTCTTTGTTAATATTAGTTGCTATCAATGGCGATACCTTAGGCTTTTTGTCAGTTTTAGGCTCTACTATTTTTGTAGTTATCATCATTCCCCCCTAGCTGCCTCAAACCGGCCGCCATGTTCCTTACAATGTTTTCTTGCTTGGGCAGCCGTCCAGGATTCCTTTGGATAACGATAGGCCTGCTCGGTCATAGCCTTCTGACCCTTAAGCCTGCCTACGATAATATGATAAATTCTACCTGCGCTTTTACGTGATATCCGGCGGAATCGGCCTTTCTGGAAGGCGTCGGGATCACGCAAGCGACAAGCATGTTCATTTGGGTATGGCATTTTATCCCTCCTCCCCCATAAATGGGAATTCTTTCTCCTTCCTTAAATCTTCATTTTCTCGTTTAATTCGTTCAAACTCACTATTTTCTTTATTTTGCTTCCTCTCCAATTCCATATCAACATCCATCCCTGGAATCTGCTCAAGAAACGCTTCGTCTGAAATCTTGCCTGCTATACAAGCCGGTAAGAATATCTTCTCAATTCGTTCATAATGATCTTTGGTTATAATCGGAATATTAACTCTAATTTTATCTGGATTGAGTTGTTTAGCCTTGCTCATTCCAAGATATAAGGCATTGTTATACATCTTCATGGCCTTCTTAATTATCTCCTCATAAGCTCCTATCCACGTTTCCCGTTCCTTGGTGGTTGCGGCTATTATCATCTCCATAAGATTTTCAGCCGTTGCCCTGTTTGACATGAGTTCTGGAAAGCCGAGAAAATGAATAGGAATCCCCGTGTTTCCTGATATGAGTTTTGCGTTGGTAACAATCTCTTTCTCTATAGATTCAATATTGCTGGTATCAAGGGTTATAAATTTAAGGTCTCCGGTTCCGGCTGTTACTCTCTTAATCTTGAAGTTCTTGTCTTGAAAGCTATCTAGCATTTTGTTGACTTCTTGTTCTGTCTCGCATTTTCCATATAGAATCGGACCACCGAAAATGTGGTTAATTTCTCTCCAATCTCTTAAAGCTCGATCTAAATTTTCTATTTGGGTCAAACACGGCATTATTTTAGGCTTTGCTTCATTCGGACTATAAACTCTCCCTCCAAATTTCTTATAGACAAATTGATTAACATTTAAAACCTCATCCTTATCTTTATTTTTTGGTTTCCAGCTTAATTTTAAATAATCAAGATAATCTTGCGGATTAGTTTCTACTATATAACGCTTATCAAGCCAGCTTATAAACCGAACTGATACTATATATCTATCTTCATCTTTTATGGCTTCTTCATCTTCTTCCAGAGCTAATTTCAAAGCTATCTTTCCCTCAATCTCTGCTTCTTTCGCAAACTCTTGGGCAACTTCCCCATCAAGATCATTATATTCTAGGAAACGTTGTGTCCAATCAAACTCCCTCTCTGCATCTTTTTCTTTCTTAATAATATTAATTCCCTCACCTATAATAAAAGCCGCCCGGAGATCAATTATTATTCCAGTTTGTAATACCCCCCAATCAGCCACTCCTCTATATTTTCTATCTATCTCCTGAATAGCAGAGCTGTAGCTTGTATATCTATTACCCTTATAAGCAGTGCTCTTTTCAACCAAAGTAAGAATATCATCTCTGACAAGGTGCTGAAGTTTTGATAATCGATTCTCCAGTTTGGTAAGTCGTCCCTTCTGTGAAGCAACTTTATACCTCATCATTTGGACATTTACCAAATTTTTCAATATATCCTTTACGCTGGCCATATGTCCCTCATTCCTACTTCAGATATAGCAAAAGCACCGCTTTGCCTTTTACAATGTGTAAAAATACCATATCGGATAGCAGACATAGCGTGGTTATTAAATTCAATGGGCTTGGGAAGCCAATTCCCATTTTTATCCTGCTGTCTTACATAACTTCGCTGCTCTCTAATTATATTCTCACTCCCATCTATAATATGAATTTTCTGATTCTGTAAAAAATCTATTCCCGCTATCACAGAATCGGGACCCTTCTTAGAAGGTTTTGCAGTAAAGCCCATGTCACAGAGTTCTTGAATGGATTTTGGCTCTGCACTGTCCCAATAAGAAATATCACTCTCCCTACCTTTTTTTACTCCCTTTTTCTCCATTTCGTGTCCAAGTTCAATATTCGTTAATCCGGTTCGATAGATTACCTCCTCAACCCAAAATTCATTGGCTTTCCTATAAATTCTTATCAACGCCGCCGGATCTACGCTGTAACCGAAGTCGCCACCATAGAAAATCTCATCAGGATTGCTTGGCGGTTTATCCACAACATCCCAATTAAAAATAATGCCTTCAAGCTCTCCCCATTTTCCTAGAAAATAAATATTATAATAATTCGGATTGTGGTTTTTAGTCGCTTTAAGCCTCTGAAGTTCACGCTGTGTCTTCTTTAAAGCTAGATAATCAGGGTGGTTGTCTAATATTGTATATCGCAATTTTTCAACATTGCCGATATTTTTTTCAAAAAACCGTTGATACAGCCAAGAGGTTTTACCTATCGGATTGAAATCAATAATTATCTGCTCAAATGCAGACCTGCCTCCACGTAGTCTTCTTAAACATTCCTCATAATCAGGTTCTCTTAATTGTGCTGCTTCGTTTATCCAGACAAAATCAATATCCGTCTGTGATTTAAGCTTTTCATAATCTTCTTTATTATTAAGACTTTGGAAAATAAATGTCATATTCAAACATCTGGCAATCCAATCGGCTTTATTAAGGTTGAACGGCATTTTAAAAAGATTTGCCCTCTTCTCCAGGATTTCTAAAACCGATACCCGGAGGGCAGGAAATGTCTTTCTAATAACCAGAGCCTTGAGCGGCCTGTCTTTCTGCCAAATAGTTTGACATAATAATTTATCAGCGATCGAATAAGTTTTGCCCGCATTCGCCCCACCATAAACAATAAGCTCTGGATTAGTGGACTGAAATAATGATGAATGGTTTGGGTTCAGATATTGATTAAGATTAAGTATCATAGCCAATATTAATAAAAATATCTTCATTCTTTCGCATTGCCCGTTTTCGGCATAAATTTCTCAGAAATCTCATATATTATTTCTGCAAGTTTATCACCTGGTTCTACGAACATTCCTAAATGTCTTGCTAACATTTCAAGTGCTTTCGTTTTACTGTGAAGCTTTAAACTCATTGTCCGACCATTTTTATTAACAGATTCATTCATGCTCTCTATAGCCCGAGTTCTTTGCCCTTTTATCTTCCTGAAAGGATAAAATTCCAAGCTCCCATCTTCTTTTATTTGCCCATAATGTCTAAAATCCGAAAAAGCCAAGATCGCAAGCTCCTGAAGAACCATATCCTGAGTTATTTCTGTCCTCTTCTCACGTTTCTTTATTAATCTTTGAATTTCTCTTTGAACCTTATCATTCGTTAACATTCTATGACCTGTAAGCCTTGCCGATTTTACATTTTTACTGTACCCAGCTCTTATAGTTGCCTGTGTAGCATTTAAATCTTTTAAATATTCGGCACAAAACCTTTTCTGCTTCGGACTTAAACTCATTCCTTCCCCCTCATTTTATATGATTTAGTTTCCTCCTAATTTCTTGAATGTCTCCTTTCATATTCTCTATATCCGTTTCGAGTCTTACCAATGTTTTCCCATTATCTATACAAATTTGAGCCTTTCCAGGTCCTGGATTATTTAATTTGTTCCGTTTACCATTTATCTCATTCTTTTTCACTATAGTCTTTCTTGCTTTATAATCGAAGTATGCCTTTCCCCATACCGTTAACATCCCCAGAAAATTAACTATTATAACAATCCACAAAGCCTCAGACATCTTTCATCCTTTTTTTATTTTTCTCTATCTTTTTCCCCTTCAGTACCTTAATTATCCTCTCTATTAACGGTATGATAATAGATGCCTTCCTAAGAATTCCTAAAATATTAATCCTCGCCACAATCACCTCCTCCTATAAACTTTTATCAGGGTCCCAATTTTTAAACGGATCAATAATCTTAAAATTTGTGCCTCGACAATTAAGGCGTCTTATCCTTACATAAGCATTATGTCTAACAGCATCCTTAACAGTTCTTGTTTCCGATCCCCCGCCCGCAGCTTCTATTATTTGAGAATTATTAATAAGTATTGCAACATGATTGACCTTCCCAGAAGGCTTAAACCAAAAAACAAGACAACCGGCATAGGCAACTTCCTTTGTGTCTCTACCCTCTTTAAAATTTAGATAAATCTGGTGTGCCGTACAATCATAACCGTCTTTTTCAAGACCTACTGATTGAAGGAATTCATGGACAAGACCGTTACAGTCAAAGCCCGAAAAATCGTCGCCTCCCCAAAGATAAGGCGTGCCCACCCATTGCTTAATATAACTAATGGCCTCCTTTCGTAGAAATTCGGCCTTCAAAATGTTGCTCATTAATTTTATTAAAACACAGTAATGGGAAATTTGTCAAGTTTATTACCTTATGAAATTTTATAGAAATTACTTATCTGTATTATTTTCAGAGGATATT